TAGCATCATAGATACTAAAGGCGTCCCCATACTCTTTGATAAGCCCCAGTGCGCGCTTCGGTCCAATGCCTGGAATTCCTGGAACATTATCACCTTTATCGCCTGTAAGACACTTCAAAGATATATATTCTTCGGGAGTTACTTCATAGTGCTCGTCCCAATTTTCCAAAGTTACTTCCTTACGTGTTACATAAGAAAATCTACTCACATTTTCTTGAATTAACAAATCCCAGTCTTTATCGCTTGAGATTAGCCATACTGTGCCAAGGTCATACTTTTCTCTATGCTTTACTAAGTGTGCTGCTATATCGTCAGCCTCCACTCCTTTGTAGCGAAAAATAGGATACTTAGTTGTAAGTATTTCAAGGGAGGCTTCAAACTCCTCGAAAAACTCTTCAAACTGAATTTTTTCTTCTTCGGTTTGTTGAGCGATTTTATCTTTTCTATTCTGCTTATACTCTGGGCTAATCCCTCTCCTGTAGGAGGAAGAGCCCCAGTCTGCTGTAATTAGTACCCTGCCACAATTATACGATTGTGCGAAGGATTCTACTGTCCTTTCATACTCATAGCGGAAGTCTGTTCTTCCTTGATGCTTCCATCGAAAAGCTAAATTCAAAGCATCTACTATTAGAGTACAATCATCGGACTTTTCAAATTTTTCATTAAAACTAAAGGCCACTTATGAACTCCACTTTTTCTTTTTCTAACCAAGACTCGGCAAGCGCGACATAACAATCTAACCAAGAAATATACATATACTTTACTTTTGAAGGCTTCACTGCTGTTACTACATAGACCTTAGACCTATCATACTTGAAAAAGAGCAGAGGGTCTTGGTTTCCACCCTCTGCTTGTATCAGCAACTTTTTCCACCATCTAACTAAATTATTAGTCTTCTCTTGTGTAAATATCTTATCTGAGAGAGGAGAATCTGCATAGTTTTTTACTTCTATACAGAATAAGTTTCTTGCGTGAGGCACATACAAGTCTCCTTTCAGATACTCAAGTGCTCCAGAAGCCGGAACTCTTTCAAATTGTAGTTGTGTAAACTCACGAAGCATATCTCTTACTAGATACTCGCCTCGTGCTCCTTTCGCTCTTGAATCTACCATAAATTACTTTTCTAATCCGCTTACATTGCCTTTCTTTACCACTTCTACTTTTTCAAGTAGAGGGTGAGTCCAGCCGTGTGATACTACATATGTATTCAAATCTTCACTTAATAGAACTTCTACAAGCTTCTCTCTACCACTGTCATCGAGCACATTGATTACTTCGTCAAGAAACAGAATATTGATACGCGACTTGGAAATACTACTCATAAGTTTACGAATAGCAATCAAAGTAGCTGTATTTACTCTTGCCAGCTCTCCGGAAGAAAGAGCAAGAATGTCTACTATGTTCTCATTGTCTGTAATCTGCACATTCAACTTATCATTAGATACGATAAACTCTAAAGTAAATCTACCGTCAGATAGTTCTGCCAGATAGGTATTTGCTAATTCTTCAAGTTCTTTTACAAGATTTTCTATTTTATAAGCAAGTAGTCCATTAGTGCTAAATGCTTTTTTCAGAACATCAAGACTCGAATCTAAGTCTTGTCTTTCATTTAATAAATCTTGTGCTTGGTTTAATTTCTCAATAAAACCCTCAGTTTGAGCTTCAATTATTTCGATTCGCGTATTTTCTTTCGTTCTGCGCTCGTTCTCGGTCGCAACACGAGATAACTCTCTTTTCGCCTCTTGTAATTGTGCTTTAACACTGTCCAACCTAGTCTGAAGCTCTCCTTCATCCAAAATATCTGTTGGTAGAGTAGAATCGACCGACCTATACAAATCTTCCCAATCCTTTTGAAGCTTTTGCTTGTAGGCAAAGTCAAGATTGTTTTTCTTGATTCTATCAATCTCTTTAGTATTTTCATTCTTCTTAACCTCCAAATAAGAAAGAAAATCTAGTTGTGTATTTACTAAATCTTCTTTGAACTCTTGTTCAATATCTTGTTCACAGGTAGGACACTTATCACCGAGTTTATTCATTTTGAGCAATAATTTTTCTGCTCCTTGTCTATCGGCTTCTATTTGTCCTAACTCTGATTGGAAGCTATCATAAGATATTTTCTCTGATGCACTGATAGAGTCTAATTTACTTAAATCTAGCGCATCTAGCATTGCTTTATACTGATTATTTTTCAGAATTTTTTTGTTATTTTCAGAAATGTTTTGAATTTCAATCGAGAGAGAACGGAATTCTTTCTCTTCTTCATCCGTATTTATTTCTAAATCTAACATGGGTAGTATATCACTACCTTCCAACTTATTACTTGATAACCATCTTTCAATCGTGGCTATTTCAGAAGTCACTTCTACAATTTTACTTGAAGATTCTCGTGATGCTTCCTTAAAAACTTCAAAAAGATTTACATACTCTTCTAAGTGCAACAAATCTATCAGAAACTTTTTTCGATTCGTGTCTGTTGCGGTTAGAAACTGTAAACTTGCATTTGTGCTTTGGTAAACAAGCTGAGAGAAAGTCTTAAAGTCAATACCAATTATTTCTTGGAGTGTCTTATAAGTATTCGTAGCTGTATGGCTGGAGATGTCCTCTCCGTCTTTTACTAGCTTTACTTTTATACTGGTCTTTCTATCAACTGTTACTTCATAAAGGCTTCCATCTTTGTCAAAGGACAAATAAATCTTATAGCCACTATTCATATACCTGTTAGGTATATCGGCTTTCTTGATTCCTTTTGAGTTTTTGTTGTATAATACTTCTTCAATAATTAACGGTATGGACGACTTGCCCATACCGTTAGTACCAATTATTTGAGTTACAGTGTTGTCGTCTAAATCAATTTCATTATCAGCACCGTAACTAAAACAGTTATCCCACTTGAGCTTTTTGAGCGTAATCATTGTACGTTCCTAAAATAGTTGCTATCTTTTCTTCTGGGATTTCCAATATGTAAGTTAAATACTCTACTAATTCTTCTTCAATGGTCATATCTTTATCAATAACCAAAGTAGCTTCTGTATTTCTTTTTACTACTTTCTTGTCCAAAAGCTCCGAGTTCTCTACTGAGGCCAATTCTTGTATGTCACCCTCTATTTCATAGATTGTGTGGTCATACTCTGTGGGCACCATATCTTCTGGATTTGTTACAGTCTTTCTTATCAACTGCGGTAATTCAAAAGGTTCCCACAACCAATTCCAGTCAGTTTCATTGATAAGAAGGTAGCCAGTTTGTACTCTTTTTCTATGAAAAGAAGTAGTCATAGGACTGCCTGGATATACAATGTTTCTCTGTGTGTTGCTATGAGAGTGTAAGTCACCTGCGAACACAACCGGAAAATCATCAAATCTATTCAAATCAACTTCTGGTTTTACATGAGGAGGTATTTCACCTCGAACATGGGTAAAAAGAGGCTGCTTAGTATCAAAATGCTCAATACTACCCTTTCTGTGTAGGTCAGCATATGGTAATACTCCAAAGCCTAAATCTTCATCTACATATGAAATATCTACTACATTTACTAATGGGTTAATATCCCTACTTACTCTTTTGAGCTGAGTAAAGAAAGTACGATTCTTTCGTGTAGCTTCGTGATTGCCGTCATAAATAAGAGTTGGCTTCTTTACTTCCCGAATAAACGAGAAGTAAAGCTCCAATTCTTCCATACTAGGCAAACGGTCGAATAAATCTCCTCCGATAATGTGCATATCGCATTCTTTGCAGATACTATGTACCTGCTCAAAGAACATCTTGTATCTATTCAAAGCCCATTCTACTGGGACATTCTTTTGTCCCAGTTTAATGTGCCAGTCTGCCGTAAATAATATCACGATACGTTGAACTCGTCTTCAATGCTTTCGTCAATCTCTTCTGCGCCGCTACCATTGTCATGGATTTTGTCTAACAGCTCTTTTTGAGCGTCTGGTGTAGGACGAGGCATAACTTCATCCATAGACTTCAAAGAACTTACAAGCTCAAGCTCATCGTCATTCAAAGCACGAGGCTTGCACTTCAGAGCTTGAAGTTGATACTCTACATTGTAAGGCAGAGGGCCAGTCTTTACACGCTTAAATTGAACGTCCCAACCAGTTTCTACGTCAGTAGGGTCGCCTAGGTCTTCCGCTGCAGTAATAATTTGTTCCCACAACTTCTTCTTGAGATTTACAACTTTGATTTGACCATTATCAATACATTGAGTTGCGTAGCTCCAGCCACACTTGAGGTCGGGATAAAAATCACGAACCCAGTCTTTTTCTAAGTTGTTGAAGGTTTCCTTATTACGGTCGAAAGATAAACACTCTAAGGGAATGTTTTTGTTGTTGTCGCCAGTAACCCAGTATACATAACGGGCAAGAATATCGCCTACTAGACGAAAGCTGTTGTCACCGTCGGTGTATTGGAATGTTACTATGCTTGATTTTTGTGCAGAACCTTTCTGCTGATTAAATGAAATAGCCATTTAATGTATCTCCTTTTCGTTGACTTCTTCGTAGAGAAAGTGAATTAAATCATCTTCGTCCACTGATAGTAGTCTATTATTTTCTATTAGTGTTGCAGGGTCATTTCCAGGTGCTAATAAATAGTCCAGAGTGACCGTTTGTGTTGCAGCGTACTCCGCAGCTGAGCGTAAAGCAGCCAGTGCAATGTACTGTGCCACTTCACGATATGTATACTTAAATGAATGGTATAGGAGAACTTCGGGGTGAACCATAAAGCTCTCCCCTGTGAAATCTATTTGCGAATACTTGTAAATTTTGTCGAAGCGATTTTTCGGCACTTGTTTTTCAACAATCATACGAAAAATACGCACGGTATTAACTACCTTGCCTTCGGCTGCGTCACAGAGTTTCGGCCAATCATAAAAGAGCATATATTATACTAAAATCTAACCTTGTTGTCAAGAACTATTTTTTTATAGTTGTTTGATTTTATAACCCTGTTTCATGTAATATCCTATCCTATTGGAAGCCTGCTTTTTAGCAGTATTTCCTTTGAGATGAATGTCTATGATTACTGGGTCTCTCTTGCCTTCTTCTTTTCGTATTACACGGCCTATTAGCTGTGTAAGTAAAGGCTCATTATTTACTGGTGTTCCTAAAATGAGGCAGCTTAGGTTATTTACAGAAATACCTTCGGAGAATATAGCCTGAGTGCCAAAAAGTATACTCTTTCGCCCTTGTCTTATCTCTTCCAAATACGTTTCTCTGTCCTCGTGCGCAACCTCACCCGTAACACAAATTGCATTTTCACCAGCTAGTTCGGCGCAAGCTTTCAAGAAGTGAACACGGTCGCTTACGACCAATACCTTGTGGCCTTTTGCGGCGTAGGCCGCCGCTGCCATGGCTACTGTATGACGATATTCGTCATTGTTGCCTAATGCAGTTACTCTATTCGCCCAAGGTATTCTGTTC